TAACCGCGGGTGACGCCGGCCAGGAAGTAGGGCTTGCGGTAGCCGGCCACCGTGCCGCGTTCCCGCAGGTTGTCCCACACCCAAGTGCCTTTGGATGGGGCATCGAGCAAATTCAGGAACTCTTCCGGGCGGACATCGTGGTAGCCGTACAGCGGGCCTGCCCGACCGGCGGTATCCAGATACCGCACATACAGCAGATGATGCTCCAGGTCGTAACCGACCGAGTGGACGTTGGAGCTATCGACTGGCACCATGTCGCCAGTGACCAGCGGATGATCGGGCGGAAGTTGCTGGAGCCCTTCGGTCATCGGCACTTGCACCTGGCCGATCTGCGGCGTCTTAGCTCCACGTTGCCGGCGGAGCTGCTCTTCGATTTCGGCGGCTTTGGCTAGCGGCTGTCGTTCCGGCTGGCTGTAGGACGCCAGCAAGTCCCACAGTTGCCCCAGAAGGTCAACCAGTTCGCGGGGTGCCTGTCGCCGCACCGGCCAGAACTCGCCGCCCAGGCTGCGAAGGACCCGCATAGCAAGATGCCCTGGCTTGGCCCCGCCACGCTGGACTTCCCGCATCAATTCCTGGGCCAAGACCTCGATCACTCCTCGACGAAAGGCGTCGTCGGCCCGCCGAAACATGTCGCTGATTTTCATCGCTCGTCCTTTCAGTGCAGTGGAACGCTTTCCGGAGGGGCAAAACGCACCGCCGCCCGCTCCGGCGTCAGCACGGCGGTGGCCGTCAGGATTCGCAGTGCCATCTCCAAGGCATCCGGGCCGTCGTCGTGGGCCGCCAGCGGAAAGTCCCGCAACTGATCGACGAGCAATTGGCAGCCCGGCGATTGCTGTCGAAATCGCAGCTCGCGGTTGGCCAGCAGTGGGCCGATCCGCCGAATCCGCAGCAGCTTCGGTTCGGTGTTCAGGATCGGCCAGATCGGCAGTCGCATTCCCAGCCGACTGATCGCCTCCCGCTGAAAGTCCCGCTCCAGCAGCCCATGAAACTGGTTGGACTCGATGGCAATCCACAATGGCCGATATTGGTCCCACAATTCGAGCGCCCGACGGATGGTGGCCTCTGGGGTACGTACTGCCAGATCGGCCTCGACATACATCAGGGCCTTGTCGCGGCTGTGGCCCAGCAGCACGATGGCCGCATAGTCGCCCGGGGCATCGGTGCGGCCTCGACTGGGGTCTATGGCCATGACCCAGCGATCTACCACCGGCGGCCAGCGGGCTTCATCAAGCCAGAGCCAGTCGCCGAAGTAGNNGTCGGGCCATTCGACGCCGCCGGCCTCGCTGGGCTCCTGCTGGTACAGGGCGGCAAAGGCACGCGGGTCGTTGCGACGCTGCTGCTGGAGTTGTTCGGCACTGAGGAAATCGGGCCACAGGGCTTCGCATTCAGAGCGTGGGTCTTCAGGATGCTTGTTGGCCGATTCGAGCAGTGCCGGAAGCTGGACCACTTCCCACTGGTCGGCCTGCTGGCGGAGCAGGCGGCCCACCAGGTCGTCGCGGTGCCAGCGGGTCATCACCACCACGATGCGGGCGTCGCGGCTGCGGCGGGTCAGGAAATCGTGGGTGTACCACTGCCAGACGGCCTCACGCATCGCCGGGCTTTCCGCTTCCTGCCAGCTTTTGACCGGATCGTCGATGATGCCGATGTCGAACCGCAGCCCGGTGATCGCCCCGCCCACGCCTGCCGCCCGCAGGTAGCCGCCCTGCGGCAATTCCCAGAACTCGTCGGTTCGCTTGTAGCGGCCTGGCTGTCCCCGTCCGCCGGGCAATTGCACCTGCGGAAATACCATCCGGTACAGTGGCGAATCGAGCAGCCGCTGCACCTGCCGACTGTGGGCTTCGGCCAGCGTGGCCGTGTGCGTGCAAAGGATCAGTTTCAGCGTCGGCTGACGGCCCAGCAGCCAAGCCGGCCAGCGGCGGCAAACCAGTTCTGACTTGCCGTGCTGCGGAGGCATCGATACGATGAGCCGCTGGATGCGTCCTTCGGACAGCTGCTGGAGCCGATCGATCAATAGCCGATGATGCCAATTCTCTTGATACTGCCCGAGCAAGTGCACAAACGCACGGAAGCGTCTACGGGCTAACTCCGTTGCTACCGGCAGCAGTGCTGGCAGCGACACGCCGGATTGCGGCTTCAAGTTCCTCATCAGTCAGTTGCGACATTGCCGCATCAGTGGTGTGCACCATCTCGCTCCGCTCGATGTAGCCACGCGACCGCCCTATCGTCTTGAGTGCAAAGCACACAGCCCACGGTTCACCACGCCCGATCGCCGCCCGCAACTGCTGCTCGGCCTCATCGAGCATCGCTTCGCGGGCCTCCAGGATGGCCTGGCGAATCTTGGGCTTGCGGGCCGCCCGGCGATGGATCGCCTGCGGCGTGATCCCAAGCTGGCGAGCTGTCAGTGTTACCAGCCCGCCGTTGGCCTCCAGGGCCGCCAATAGTCGTCGATCGGTGACCATTCCCGCTTGCTGCCGGCGTCGCCTACTGGATCGTCTGGAACGTCAAAGCCAGAACGCTGGTAAAGCAAAGCGCCCCCTCTAGCTGTTCCAGTGTGTATACCGGCTCGTTTACCACCTTCACGCAGACCGTCGCGGGCATGGCGGTCGGCCGCCGCAGCCGGAAATAGCGGGCCAGTTCTTCCGCGAGCCCCAACAGCGGCTCGATCTCCTCGGCCGACTCGCTCTCCAATCTGTGTTGAATCAACAAATCGATCTGATAGATGCTCTTATCCAGACCGTGAGGCTGGGACTCTATGGTCAGCCGGTGCGGCGTCACTGTAACGGTAAGGCTGTTGACCTGTTCACAAGCCAACGGCAGCCGGTAGGCGTGCCGGGCCACGAAATCCAGCGACCATTCGCCCTGGTTCAATTCGCCGACTACTGCCTCAGCCAACAACTTCAGGGTAGGCAGCATGGCATGGCCTCCGTTGTCATGGAGTCTTTGCGTCCATTGGGTCTTGATGACGCTTGTTAGTTGCCTCCATTAAACAGGGCCGCTTCAGCAATTCGTTACGGAGTTGCTCGATCAATTGCTTGCTGTCGTGGGAGACGCCGGCGACTGATTCAATCGCCCTGGTGTTGCCCGCGATTACCCGATTGGTGTCGGCCAGCACCCGCAGAAGCTGTTTAATGAGCCATACGTTGACGCCAAGCAAGGCCAGCGCGAAAACGGCAAACCCGCCTTGGATCGCAGGCGACCATAATTGCAAAATTTCATCCATGAATCAGCCTTTCCGTATGCGATTATCAGGGAACACAGCTCGGTGGCCAGCCGCGCCCACTCGCCAATACGTGGCATCCTTGGTTGGCCTCGAAACGGTGGCAGCGACGTTGTTTGCGTGCGGTTCACCCCATTGTGGTGTGCTCATGGTTACTCAACCGCTGGATTGCGACCGATGGACGTTGACTTTGGCTAGTTCGGCCAGAAACTTGCCGACGGCACCCACCAAGGGAAGCACTGCTTCGTTTGCAAACAGTACTTCCTCTGTGGCCGGATAGTCAGCGTTATCGAGTTGTTTCTCAAGTGCCTCAAACAGTTGACGCGCGTCGCGCACAGCTTGATGAAATGGATGCATTGGAGACCTCCATGACTTAGTTGGAATCACCCCATCGCGGCGTGAGAATCGCGTACGCACCGTAGTACCACGCGACCTGGGAAAAGGACAGCGTGCCGCGCCCGTTGATGCCCCAATTCGGGCCCCACGAATTCATGTACCAGAACCGATTCTGATCGATAATCTCCACGCCAAAAATCGCGTGACCTGGGTAGCCGCAATAAACCGGATGGCCATCCATCACTGCCGATCCAAATTCTTCACGGTTACGCACAGTCGCGGCTTCTTTCAGCCGGTACGCTTTGGCTGCCTCGTATGCCTCTTTGGTTGGCTCCGCGCGCCAGCCTTTGGACCGCGGCCAGACATCTTCCGGGAAGCACCCGTACTGCTGGATGAAGCTGAGGTTGTCTTGAAGAGAAGAACCGGCGTCCCGTCCGCCGTTCACTCGGCCGTAAACTCCGTAAGGATTGAAGACGATCTTTTGCTGTCCCTCGATCGCCCGAAGAACTTGCATTGCTCCGCACAAGGCTTCGCTGGCACAAGAGCCGACGCTGCCTTGGTTGAAGACGGTCCACACGTGGCTATTCGGCCACGCCTTTGCCGAACTCAATTCGGCTATGCGTTCTGGCCACTCGCTGAGTGGCACGACTTTGAT